GGCGTCTCTGGTGTCGACCCAACGACCGTAGACAATGTGGTTTCGACGTTCCAGATCACCATGGAGCAGAATAAGGATGCGACGAGCCGCTACTATGACCCAGATATCTATATCGGAGTACGCGAAGAATTGAAGAAGTCGTATCCGCAGCTTTTACGCTACACCGACAATCTTTTCTTGAATGAATCGAATGGATTCTTTTCTAAGGAAGGTATTTCACGATTAAGACAAAAGGGTATCTTTTACGATGCGAGCGCTACTGCTGCAACCTTCGGACAGCCGGTGCAGGTTGTCGAGAGCGGCAGTGAAACACAGTCTGAACAGAATGTCTCCGGAGAAGATGATAAACCCTAACGTATGGCAAAAAAAGATGTTGCAAAAGAAAATAAGTTCGAAGGAATCTTTGCTGATGTAGCGCCAACGGCGCCCACATCTCCTTTTGCCGGTATCTTTAATGGTGTCGAGACTGGATCTCGTGTCGGAGCATCGTTTGGTACTTTTCAGCCCACTAACTTCAAAAAAATACAAGGTGCCGCCGCGTCTGCAGAAGAGGCAAGCGCACAGGCAGAAAAAGACGCATCGTTCGGGACTCTCGCGCGTCGCACAATAACCGGCGCGCCCGCAGCGGTTTTTAGCGTTGCAAAACAGGTTGCGGAGGATCCAAAGCAGGCGGCATATCAAGCTGCGCTTGGTCTAGCGAACGGCATCACTCTCGGCGCGACAGACTACCTGCAGCGTAGGGCATTCATCGATGAATCAAAGAAAAACGGCATGGATGAGCTTGAGGCTGAACAGATGGCAGAGCGCATCCTCATGCCAGATGATCCTGAATTAGCAGGAATCCGCAGCGGGTTTGATCTTGCGGGAATGGCGGTTCCTTTCATTGGTACTGAAAAACTTTTTATTGCCGGAGCAAAATATGCAGCACCCGCATGGACTGCGAAGTATGGACGAGCAGCTAAAACTCTCGTCGATATTGGTGCATGGAATACCGTCGGTCAGATTCAGGAGTCGTTTACTCCGGCGGAGAAACGTGATCGTCTTGGTCGCATTCTTACTGACACATCACTCGCGATCGGCATGAACCTTGGAGGTATGGCATTCAATCGAATCCGCGGTACCACATTCAAAAACCCGTTTGTCGTAGCCCCCGTCTCACCCGGAGCGACTGGTCAGCGTGGAGCGCCAGAGGTCAGTAAAATGCTCGATAGTTCTGAATCATTTGATGTGCAGGGTTCAATAAAGAGTGGCAGTATTCCCAGAGAGACGGTGTATCTCGACGGAAACACTGTGCGTCCTGACTTTGCGCGTGGACGCATCGACGATATGGCACAGAAACTTGATCTCTATCATAAGGGCCTTGGAGAAGTATTCCGTTCTCGCGTGAAACCTGATGGCGTGACCATGAATGGAAACGTACCCGAAACACTCCTTGCGGAGGCAAAAAAAGTGTTGACCGAAGCTCAAGCCGCGGCGTCAGGAGAGGCAACCTCTCTTCCTCCCAAACTCGCGCAGGCACTTTTTAAATCTCCTAATCCCGAGGCAACAGTTGCTGTGACCGCACGGCTTGGTAAGGTTGTCGCCGAGGGCGCAAGGGGTGAGGGTGAAAAAATCACTGTCGCCACGAACAACCTTGATTCGCTCCGCAACTACATCAAGGGTTCGGGTGAAATTGATTACAAGATCGTCAAAACACTTGGCGCAGATGCACGCGGCAACTCTATTCAGGCCCGTCACGAATTCAATCCGAAGACTGGCGTCCACACGATCTATGCAACAAATGAGACTACCGCAAATCAACTGGCCCACGAACTCGGCCACTTCTTCGACACATCTCTAACTAAAACCTCTGCCGGTCTCTCTCGTCTTCTTCCGGCGTTCGAGAGAAATCCGGAGGCGGTGCAGGATTTGCTTGGCTCATTCTCTGTGGCTCGTCTCGGTGGTCAGGCAAGTAGTAAACAGGTGTCGGCCGATATCAAAGCAGTTGTAAATAATTTGATGAAAGAAACCGAGGCGCTTTCAACGGCGCGTCGAGGGGCTGCTGCATCGTCGCCGTCAGAACGCTTTGCTGATGCCGTTGGAGAGATATTGTCTGGGACGGCAAAGAAGGAGCAGGCGCCTACGTTGGCAGCACTCCTTGAACACTCGAAGAGATTTGATGATATGAAGCTCTTCGGGAAAGAAGTAGCGGAACAGAGTGTAAAAGCTGAAAAGGAAGTATCCGCATTGAAAGCGGCTGAAAGTATTGATGAAACTGGTGCGCGTCCGGGTGATTGGAAACTTTCTCGTGCAGAATACATAAAGAAGTATCCTAATGTTTTGAAGAAGAAACCTGAAGAGATGACGTGGATTGAACAAGAAAAAATCTATGTTCAGGGTAAGCTTGCACAATCGAAAGAATTTTCTGAAGCTAAAACGGCGTATGAAGCAACTGAATTCGGTACGCAAGAGGCACGAATCGCGGGACGTAAAGTTCAGGAAATCGATAAGGCGGCAGACCTTGAAATAACCAATCTCGTTGCTGATCTTAAAAAATCACCAGAGGTGGCAAAAAGAGCGTCTGAACAATTAGCTGAATATCGTGGAAAGGTTTCTGCGCCGCGTGCGGTTAAAGGTGAAAAAATCAAAGAACTTCCCCGCACACAAACCGGTAAAAAACCAGAAACTGAACCATTCAAGTCAGAACTCATCACCACCGACGACGACCTTGAGATATTTATCAATAAGACCATTCTCCCGAAGGTGACTGGCAAGGAACGCATTGGTAAATCGAATGAGGACATCATTAAGGGCGCTTTCGAATCAAATCTCACAGAGGCGAGCTTCGACAAATTCCTCACGCAACGGTTTGGCAATCTTTCGGAAGACGTGCTGAAAATGAAGCGTCTTATGAGCGACAAAGCAGTCAGCCTTTCTGACACACTCATCGGCAAGGACTTGGCAGAACTCTCTGGCGCGGAACTGAAGGATGCGATGACGCAGTACAATCAACTCGTCGAAATGTTCGAAGTCTTCGCGGGCGTGCGTACTGAACTTTCCAACTCTTTCCGTACACTTGGTATCGCGGTCAACGCCGGTGAAAACGACGTGTTGATGAATGCGTTGCAGACCATTCAGAAGGCGATTGGTGCAGAAAAGGATCCATTCAAGATCATGCAGAAGGCTGCGGAGACGCGCTCGATGTCAATCGTCGAGAAGTACTTCACCGTTTGGTACCCCGCACTCCTCTCTGGTTGGAAAACACAGGTACGCAACATTACTGGTAACGCCTCTAACCTCGCACTACAGACGACCTCAACCCTCTTCTCGAAGCCGGGTGAGTTTTTCCCTCGCATTTCTGCCATCATCAATGCAAATAAGGAGGGCTTAAACCTCGCATCGAAGGTATTCAAGGGTGAGAAAACAATTCTTTCAAAATACTATGAGCCTGCCGTACCAAAGGATCCTGCATTCTCGGGGCCGTTTGAATTTTTGAACAAAGTGGAATACGTTGGCAGATTCTTGAATGCACAAGACGCCTACTTCTCAAACGCATTCCGTGAGAGCGAAATCGCAGGACTCCGTGCCGGTAAATTCACCTACGGCCTTGACAATGAAGTAACCGCCAAGGCAATGGATGAAGCGATTGCAGCATTCGCCGGTCAGCAGGGTACATTCCGCAATGCCTTCGAACACACATTCGTCGGGGAAATCGCAAAATCGGTGGCACAACTTAAATCGTCGCAGGTCGAAGGAGTTGCTGCCTTTGGGAACTTTATTTTTCCATTCGTTAAAACCATCGCCAATATCACCGATAGGCGTCTTGACTATGTACCATTTTTGAACCTCTGGCGCACATTTGCGGGCCGAGGTCTCTACGAACAACGTGCCAATAGAATTCTGAAAGACGCGAATCTTGTTGCCATGCTTCGTGAGGATTTGGTTGGTCAGGGGAAAACACTCTCGCAGGCATCATCGCTTGCTGAATCAGAGGCCCGCCGCGTGAAAGAAATTGTCATCGATCGTCTACGCAATCAGCAGTTGGGGCGCTTCTATATGGGTATGACCGTTCTCGCTGCCGGCGTACCGTACGCGATGACCGGTGGCATCACTGGATCCGGCCCGAAAGGTAAGAACGAGCGAGCGGTTTTGATGAAGAGCGGATGGCGCCCGAACTCAATCTTCGTTCCGGGTGTTGGCTACTTACCGTATCAGAACACCCTCCTCCCCATTGCCTCTATTCTTTCGGCGCTTGGAAACATTTCCGATGCCTATAAGTACGGTGCAGAGGACATGACTATCACTGATGGTGCATTTGATGGCTTGAAGGGTTTCCTTCGGTCGGAACTCGATCAATCATTCTTGACCGGTATTTCAAATATCTATGATTTCGTCTACGGTTATACCACCGGCGGACAATTTGTCTCAAAAATGGTAGCGAATGCTATTCCAATTCCTGCTGCGTGGACGCAGTTGAAAGACGTGATAGCTCCGCAACGATATGAAGCGCGCACCTTGTCAGAACAAATCTCGGCAAAGCTCGGCTCTCCGGTCGACATCTTCTCCGGCCAGAACCTTGAGCCGAAGCTCGATGCGTTCGGTGATCAGGTGAAGGCCGACATCATCTATGGTCTCCTGCCGCCATGGGGAACATCGGTCGAGAACGATCCGGTACTTGAATTCTTCAAAGCTGAAGGCGTTTCCATTGGAAAACCGCAGATTTCGACGAAGGTAGATACTGAAGACGGAGGGAAACGAGAACTTACTCCACAGGAATACACAACGTACGTCTCGGAGAGCGGTAAATTGATTTATGATGAGCTTGAAGATCGCGTGAAATCAGGCGACTTCAAAGGACTCACCAAGGATGAAATTAAATCTGAAATATCCAAGGTCGTTCGCCGACACCGGAGCGAGGTTAAGGAACAGTTCGCTCCATAAGGCTTATGAAAGACCACATTATTAACGATTTCATGAACTACGCCACCTCGTCTCTCGCAGCGGTGTGTAGCAACTTTTATCTGAAATGCGGTGCTGCATTTGTGTACACCTTCTACGCCTTCCATTTTGATACGCTCCAAACCGCGGCTTTGCAGGCCATTTTAATGCTTGTTGTCCTCGATATGATTACCGGCATTTTTGCCGCCTACAAAACGGGTGAATCAATCCGTTCACGAAAATTCTTTGCATCAGCAGTCAAACTTTCTCTCTATTTAATCATGATCTCTGCGGCACACTTTGTTGAAGTTGCAGTACCCGAACTTTCCGGCTTCACTGATGAAGCTATGATAGCCTTCGTTGCGCTCACTGAAATTATTTCGGTGATAGAAAACATCTCGAAGGCGGGGTATGCAACACCACAGCGAATCCTTGAGACATTAAAAAAATTAAAGGAAGCAAAATAATATGCCACCAGAACAAGGAAAAAATACCGGCGTTCTCATCCGTCCTCCAAAATCTTCCGCGTGGATTGCGGGAGGTGAATCAGGTATTGTCCCCGCAGTACTAGAAGAGTCAGGACAGTTCGACGTCTATCTGCCCGACGAAGAGGCGCAAGCGCAATTCACTCCTTTTGTTTTTGATACCCGTGCGTGTGTGACGTTCTCCGGTCTCAACGACATCGAGACCCTCCTGAACCGTCTTCGTGCTAAAACTCTCCTTCCGGCGACCCACGACAAATTCCTCCTCGACAGTGGCATCGTGAATAAACAGAGTGGCAAGGTCAACCTCTCTGATCGCTTTACGGCAAAGATGTCAGGAACGACCTTTGATGGCAACTATCTTGAGGCGGTCGGTGATTCAATCCGTCACGATGGTGTCGTTTCCGAACTCGACTACCCGTTCCCAACGTTTACGCCTGAAGAGAATATGGACGGGGCGAAGAAATGGGCGCGATACTACCAAGAGATCCCGACGGACATCAAAGACAAAGCACGAAAATTCCTCGATTATTTCCAAGTAAATTACGAGTGGGTTGCGCTTGGTACGTCGAATCCCGCAAAACTACGAGAGGAATTGAAGAAGGGGCCAATCCAGATTGCGGCCGCAATTTGTTCGCCATGGAACTCGAATGACGGGATGCCCCCAATCGCTGCGTGTGGCTGTGGCACTGAACACGCAACAATGATCTACGGGTACCGTACAGATGACCTCGCTTTCAAAGATTTTGACCATTACAAGAGCTTCCGGAAGCTCCTCGCAGCCGACTACTGCATCCAATGGGGTATGCGATATGTCCTCACTGTGAAGGATCTGACGCAGCCGGCACCGTTCAAGTACACCTTCAAAATCAACCTTCGCTTCGGCGCCGGGGCTACGGCAGAGGTAAAGAACCTTCAACGCGCCCTACAGACGCTCAAACGAGCCGATGGCACGCCCTATATGAAAATAGGGGTGTTCGGCCCATTCGGGCCACAGACGAAGACTGCCCTTGGCCTCTTCCAGACTGACAATGGTATTACTGACCCGGATGGTCAGGGAACGAATTTCGGCCCGCAGACCCGTGCGAAAATGAACGCCAAATTGAATGCTTAATAGCGTACAGTGGACGTACGCGAAAATACCCCTCTACAGAGGGGTATTTGCCTAGAGGTTCGCCACCGTTATGTGGTATACCGGCCCTAGAGGGGGATTACTATAACACAGTTTTATGAATCGTCGATGAACTGTGCATAAGGGTGAGGACACCGGGGATAACGCGTTACCATATATATAGCCCACAACGGGCAACACTATGATAGAAGTAGGAATCATCGTCGCAGTAATTATTGGCCTCATTCAAGCGATCAAGGCTATTGGCCTTCCGTCGCAGTTTGCACCGATCATATCGATAATGCTTGGCGTCATTGCCTCGTATTTCGTAGGTGAGCCGGGCGCAATCGGAGTGGTGGTCTTTAATGGCGTCATGTACGGATTGATGGCCTCCGGCCTCTATTCCGGCGTGAAAGCGACAGTCTCGCAGTAAGGCAATCCGACCTCCCCACCTCGTCGTTGGGAAGGCGTTTCACACGAAACACCCATTGGTCGGTGAGATATTCGGTACCCATGATCAGTAATCGCTTATAAAACGTGCTACATTCATCGTTGCTTCCGTAATAGCCCTCCTTGCCTTCTTGGTTCCCGTAGCGGTTGCGACCGCACCGGCACCGGAGGCGGCCGTTCCACATGAAACCGGCAAGATTCTTGCTACCTCGACCGACCAGACCGGGTTCGTCCGCGAGTACCTGACTGATCGCCTCGGTAAAGGACACCCCCTGCTCGCAGTCGCCTCTTGTGAGGGGAAATGGCGTCAGTGGGAAGAGGACGGTACACCACTCAAAGGAGATATCAATCCGCTCGATACCGGGGTTTTCCAAGTAAACCTGAAGTACCACGGTGAGCGCGCTAAAGAGCTTGGTATCGATCTGGGGTCACTCCAAGGCAATACCGACTACGCCCTCCTCTTATATAAGGAGCAGGGGCTGACCCCATGGAACTGGTCAAAGCATTGTTGGGATCCTCAATAATTTTTATGTCCACAGGCGCTGCAATAGCGCCTTTCTTCGTTACCTTTGGCTGAATTATCACCGGCGGTGAGGATTTGGATATTGGTAAGAGAATAGTGGCCGAGCCGATCGATACGGTCGACTGACGGGGCGAGTTTATGCGGGAAGCCTGACTTCTCCCATTCGTCGAACATTAAAATAAATTCGGTATCGTGAAGAAATTCTATAAATTCTTCTCTTGAAAATGTGAGTTGCACCTGTTCGTACCCGCGTTTGTCTCCGGTTGTACGCCGCTTCATGCTTTCATACATCAAAAGTGCATACCCATCGGGAGTGTGTCTCTTGCGCCACCGTTTTTTATCTCTGATGTGGCGTGGCGTTCGCATTAGATCGGTTACATAAAAAAACTCCCACTAAAGGGAGTCAGCGAGTGTCTTAATTATCTCTGCGTATTCTTTGACGCACTTCTTGTGAAACTGCGTGCCACCGACACCATATTTGTCTCTGATTTTCTTCGGTGCAGAATCCTGCGCACAATCATCAAGATGGGAAATAAGCGAGTCCCATGCGAGCCGGATGCTCTTGATGACTTTCTTTTCGCGTGTGTATGTTTTTTTTGCCATACCGAGTACCACCGTTTCTGGCACTGGTCAGCGAATGAAGGTAAATTTGCCTACCCATTAAGTATAGCGCATGGTCAATAGCGCGACAGCACCTTTGTGAATTCCTCCGGGTCGAGATCCCTGAACTTCAAGAAGGCGATCCTACGGAGGAACCTTTTACGCTCCTCTGCGTGTTTGAGAGGCATGTACGGAGACCAATGCTTATTATCAACCGTCAAATCGTAATGGACGTCAATGACTTTTGCCCCGATAACGTGTGCGTGGAATCTTCCGCGCAGTCCTTCGGGCCGGATAAAGTCGTCTTTATCCTTTCGGTACTGGTACCCCGCTATCCGGAGCGCCCGCTTCGGTGTTATGCGGTAATTGTTGAGGATGATTTTCATTTGCGGAGACGATTTTGTCTACTTCCGCAAAGAGGACATCGAGCCTTCCGTCGGGAACAGAAATGACGTGATCAACAGGAATCTCATCCTGCTCTGTCTCCGAACGGTGCTGCGATACCTGCTCCTTGCCTTCGCGTATTACGCGAATGATTTTCCCGTCGTAGAGACGTACGGCCTGCGCCTCATTGATGAATCGGCAGTCATCCACCACAATGCGCATCTTGCCTTGATGGAGGAAGTCGAGGACGGCGGCCTTCCACTTCACAATCCAGTAATTCATATCGTCGCGGCGCCTGACTTCGGTTCCATAGTTTTGCATCAGGAAGCGAACCGGATCGGGCTTCACTTGAAACAATTCATCAATCGAGAGATTGAACTCCTTGCTGAAATGTTTCAAAAGATCAGGGAAGTTCTGTTGCACCTCGAAGATGAGCGCATCCTTGAAGTTGCGGCGGATGAATCCGTATTTTGATTCAAGATACCGGGCTGCGGTTGTTTTTCCCGCGCCGATTTTCCCGACGAATGATATGACTACTGGTTTGTTCATTATTCTTGGATCTCACTTACCTCTATTTTCACTACCGTGAGATTGGTTCCGGCAGTGTGTGCTTCTGCAGATGCTCGCGTCACAAAGACTGGCATGAGTCCGGCGTCCTTATCACCGTCCAACTCATCGACTTTGATGCAATCGCATTCTGGTTTTTTGAGGGCGTATAACTGTTTGAGTCCCATACTATTTTATTGGTTTACGGACATAATACCCTGCAAGTTTAGGAAGGTTCTCAAGAACGAGATAAATGTCACCCTTCGCAATTTGACTCATCCCATCCATCGCCGAGAGAAGTGTGACAATGGCTTTGTCGGTTAATCCCGCCGTTTTGATTTGTTTGAACGCGTTCGAGATAGAGACAATGGACGACGCTAACAGTTCTGGTGTTTCAGGATTTTCGTCGTCCTTAATTATCTTAATGTTGCGTGCCATACTATTTCTTCGCGCGATATTCAATATACGGGTCTCCCGCAACCTCCGTCGCAATACCCTTCTGGCGTTCGGTCTCTTTCATTTTCTCGACCCTTTCTTCTTGCTTTTCAACCGCTTCCGAATACTCCCACTTCGTCTTTCCGGCCTTAAGGGAGAGAGCGCCTTGGTCGAGTTGGATGTCGTGACCGGCATCGGCGAGGTAGCCGAGAATGGTCGGTTTCAACATGTCCATCTCCGCCTTGGTCTGTTTTTCGATCTGCTTCAGTTCCTCGTAGCGGCGAGACGCCATGAGAACCGGTTCTGGAATTTTTATTCCGTCCATAGGTGGTAGAAATTAGTTTTTAATGGTTTTCCTTTCTTCCACCAGATTTCTGCAACCAGAGTCAGTTTGAAGAAAGAGAGCGCGATGATACGGTACCCGTCGCTGTGGTGGTACGCGATGAATGACTCACCGACGTAGCTTCCGCGTTCCTGAATGACAGAGAATAATTTCATTTTACGTCTTGGTACTGGATTCCTGATTTAATCGGTTTCGCGAGTTCGGAACTGCCGATGTACACCTTGGGCCGAGGGTTCATCTTCTGGATCTTCTCTTTCCCATCTGACATCCAGTCCCACACTTTTGCGATGTGCGTGTATGCCTTGAACGCGGCTGTTCGGTCGACGACCCGCACGACCTCGTACTGCTTGCGGTCTTTATCGAGGCGGACGATGAGGATTTCTTCGGTTTTGAGACCGGTGAGTTCCTTCAGACATTTATCGTACGTCGATCCTTGAATCGCATAGTCAGGCTTATCGACGGAATTCGCTGTCTTCCAGTCGATGAGTGCGAAAACGCGCATCACCTCCCGTCCACAGTGTCCGCACATGAGATGACGAGGATTCCGCATACTCATCGCGTAATACAGATGAACGCACTCTTTACCATCGAATAGATCAGGTGGTTTCGTTCCTTCTTTGATGACCTTTGAGACCATCATAAGGGCGTCGAGGGTGCCACCGGCCTTATGCCTGACGCTGAATACCAACTGCTCCGATACGATAGGCTCTGCTTCGAAGTCGTTGATGAACTGTTCTGCGGAGCGCGCAATCGCCCAGAGTCGTGCGTCATCACCATCGATGTATGCGGTAATGTCGCGCGGCTTCTCGCCTTTTGCTATCCAGTCAAGGAGATATTTCTCGATGACCTTGTGTCCTGCGGTACCGACCGCGCCCGCCTCGTAGAACTGATCGCGATGGACGAGGACGGCCGCTTTAAAGATGAGAGAGCGTTGTTCAACGCTCGCATCTTTCAGTACCTCCCAATTCTTGTCGATGTGTTCGGTTGCGAGTTTTGCGGCCCAGACTTTTAAGTGTGGAACATCGATGATACCGCTTTTGGTTGTAATCGATGCCGCGACGATGCCGGACGGTGTGTGTTCGTAGTAGTGGGCCTCGTCCGTGTGGCGCGGCACAATGAGGCCCGCAGGGATCTTGGTTGCCACTATCTCACGAATCTCCTGCACCGTCAGTTTCGCCATACTAACCGAAGTCTTCGTCGTCAGCGACCGGCTTCATAACATCGATGCCGAGTGCTTTGAGATTATCTTCAGAGCCGAGCGCATGACCGACCGAGAAGTGCTTAAGCGTATTACCGCCGCCAGTCTTGGTTTCCTTGGTGTACTCGATGCGAACGATCGAGCCGGTAGGAATATCACGGAGCTTCTTCTGAAGTAATTGTGGGGCGAAGAACGGAACGATGCCGTCCTTGGTGCGAATTTCGTAGACGTGGCCGATACCGTTTGCGGTGTTGCGCTTCTCATGATTTACAAGAAGACCTTCAACAACTGTGCCAATCTCTTTCCACTTAACGAGTTCGCCTGACTCTACGCTTGTATAGTCGATAGACATAATTTTATTATTAACTAATAACTAATAATCAATTTGTGTGCGCACTCCCCAGACCAATGGCGGTCTCATCCTTGCGGACTATCTGGAAAGAAGTACTCTCTTGGTGTCAACCGCGCCCCTTTCATTCGTAAGATGATACTTACGCGGCAACCTTCCAATACCCTAACTTCTATTTTTTCACTGACGAAAGTGGCTACTGATGACCACCGTATGTCGCGCCAGCGTCCTCCCTTTGTATATGCCCCGCATTTCTGCGTGACAAACCATTGCCGTCGGGAGAGTACGCACACAAATTGTCAAAGAACATTCAGACTCGCATACGAAGTCTGAAAAAATTGCGCACCGTTACTGTGCAATTTTTTCAGGTTTCGGCCGCCAACCCGAAGGCATCTTCTGTACGGTACGGTTAACCCATGAGCGTTCGAGTTTCATGATCCACGCGATGTCTCCTCCGGAGTACCCTTCGCAGGACAACTGCCAAATCACTTCGTTCCGTTTCCGGTACAAGTACTGTTTTGATGTTCCAATTTGCATAATTTTGATTTTGACGGGGATTTGTCCACAGGTCGACCCTTACAAAACAGTATAGTGGAGTTATGATGAAATAAGCAACAAAACGGTGTGGATAAAAACTCCCCGAAGTTGCTTGGTCGAAACCCGTTAGTTCATTACTCATCAGTATAACGTACGAATCTATGGACGATCAGAATACAGCACAACCAGTTGAGGAAACCGCTACCGCACCCGCAACGCCAGTCGTTGAGGAAGCAGTACCGGAGACCGCAGCGGGCGGTGAAGGTCAACCGCCAGAGGGCGGTGCAGCGGGTGAGACCGCAACTTCGGCAGCAGGAGCAGAATAGCTCCTATATAGAGTCCGTACGTTCCGGGTGCGGACTCCATTATGGGAACTAAAACAACGCAATTTCCACCATACGTTTTGGACTGGCTGCACGCGCGCGGCATTTCTGATGACGTGTTGGATGAAGCGCGCATCTCATGGCGCGAAAGAAACGGCAGTGGCCAGATCGTCATTCCTGTTTTCGATTCACGCGGGCGAGAAGTATATTCAAAGTATCGTCGCGACCCAAACTCAACCGAAGGCCCGAAATATAAGTACGACCAGTTTGCAAAGGCGCTTCTCTACAATCTTCACCGTGTCAAAGACGACGGTTCTCCTATCTATGTTGTCGAAGGAGAATTCGATGCTTTACTTTTGAACTCGATCGGTCTCAATGCGGTGTCCTCGACCGGTGGATCACAAACATTTCCTGCGGCGTGGGCGGGGTATTTTGCTAATCGCAGTGTCTATATCTGCTATGACGCAGACGGTGCAGGTGTGTGCGGAGCATTCAAAGTACAGGAAGTCCTTCCACAGGCAGGCATCGTTTTTTTGAATCCGAATGAATTTTCAGGGAAGGATGTTACCGACTATATACAGGAACGCGGTTACGCTGATTTCCAAAGCGCGGTCATGAATGCGCGGAAATATGTAATACCGAAACGCTTCGCTGAAATTCCGCTCGAAAAAAAAGAGTTGAGTGATGCCTCACATAAAATTCGCAACCTTCAACAAGAAATTATTTTTGAGAGACGCGACCTGATGGGGAAACGCAACGCGTGGTTTGGCCCTATCGATGACTATAGCGAGATACTTGCCAAACGTCTTGAAGAAGTCGAGCGTATGAAAGTGTCATTCGACCGGGGCGCCGTTGAGGGGGACAGCCGTGTCGACAAAGCGAAGGCTGTCCCTATTACAAGCCTCGTCAAATTCAATCATCAATGGTATGCGCCATGCCTATGGCATTCAGAGAAAACGCCATCGATGAAATATAATAAGCCGGACAGCGCGTGGCCGAATACGGTTAAGTGTTTCGGATGCGGACAGATGGGTGATGCCATTGATGTTGTGATGAAGATGCACAACCTGTCTTTTAAAGAGGCAATCAGTTTCCTATTACACACATGAAACACACCGTACGAGTCATCACCAAAGACACCCGCGAGGTCATTACGGCCGGTGTGCCGCACTGCGTCTTATCCCAGAACGGATCTATTTTTCTTCTTAACGCCACCGGTGATTATGCAAACGTCACCGACCGTGTATGGGTCGACTATTCAATAGGGCAACAGGATATCCACGGAAAAGAGGTGTACGAAAACGATATCGTCATCGCAACCGTTGCCATCAGGATGCTACAGGAATGGGAATCACACGTTGAGACCCACGGTATCATCACCTATAACCCAGAGTTCGCTGCCTACGACCTGAATATCATCGGCAGAAAGGTACCGGAAATCGGTACCGTCGGCCGATGGAAGGTGTCGCAGGTCGTCGGCAACGCACATCAACATCTGCAATTAGTCCACCGCATTCAGGTCGAAAGCGGACAGATTAAAGAGGACACAAACATCACATCAACATGAAAACAGACATCGAACGATTGACAAAACAGTTCTACAAACTCGTCGCCGAAATAAAGGCGACGCCGCAGGATAATGTGTACCGTTTCACCCTCCTCAAGAAGAAGATGGAGAGGTGCGCGGCAAAACTGCGCCCTCTTCTTGAGGCAAAAGAAAAACATGACAAATAATTCATTACTCCGAACGCCCTTCGATATTTTTTGCTGCCCCTTGCGTTGTGGGCGGCACTCTTCGAGGGGCGTTCAGAGTAATGAATCTGCTCTATAAAAACGGTGATGGAAAAAGACTACACAACAATTCAGCGATTCGAAGACCTCCAAGGTGTCTTTGACGAACACCTGCTTTGGGCTGACCGGCAGGTTATTCGTCTCGTGACTGCGGCGGTCATCGGGAATCAGCTTGATGCTGACCCTGTGTGGATCCTTGTGGTCGCGGCATCCTCCGGTGGAAAGACCGAAATTATTTCTTCACTGAACGACATAAAAATCGGCGGCAATCAAACCATCTGGCCTATTTCAGACCTCACGCGGAACGCATTTGTCTCCGGTATGCGCGGTTCCGGCGGAAAGGAGACGTCGCTTCTTTTCCAAATTCCGTACGGAGGCATCATGACATTCAAAGACTTTACGTCCATCCTCTCGAAGAATCGTGACGATCAGCAGGAAATCATGGGCCAGTTACGCGAAATTTACGACGGCGAATACGAGAAGCGTGTCGGTACCGGAGATGAGTTGAAGTGGAAAGGGAAGATCGGCGCCATCGCAGGCTCCACCGGTGTCATCTACGAACACCTTGAGCGTATGAGCGCCATGGGTGACAGATTCATGATGTACAACATGAAACAGCCTCCGCGTAAGGATGTTGCTCGTTTGATTTTTGCAAACCAAGATGCGGGCATTTCAAAGACGACGATGCGCGACAAGAACAAGGCAGCGATGTCTGCGTACGTCAACTACATTGTAAAAAATATGAAAGAGGAACACGTCAAACTTTCACCGGTGATGCGTGAAGAGATTTTGATGGTTGCCGACTTCTGCACCGCAGTCCGCTCCGGTGTCATCACCGACGAGCGTAAGGGCCACATTAAGTTCGTTCCTGAACAGGAGATGCCGATGCGCATGATGGAGCAGTTGCTCTCACTCTCAAACGCATTCATCGCGATGGACGCGACCGAACCGCAGGGTAATAAAAATGCAGAGAAGGGTATTATCAAACCAGACGATCTAAAACTCCTCTATAAGGTCGCTTTCGACTCAATCCCCATCAAGCGCCGTATGGCCCTACAACTCCTCACCCGACACAAGGGAGGTATCACTACCGCGGGCCTTGCGACCGCTGTAGGCTACCAGACCCCTGTGGTTGGTCAATGGCTCGCCGAGTTGAACGCCCTCGGAGTCTGCGACCGTGAGAAGAGCGCCGGCCCACAGGGAGACCTCTGGATTCTCAAGGATCAGGCACGGGCGGTTATGACTCGCTTCCACGACATTAAGGTGGAGGATGATCAGCTTCGCGACGATAAGGCAGACTCGGAGGCGAAGGACGATGAGGAGTCGTGGCTTTCGGGTGCGATGCACGAGATGGATGGAATTGATAGTGAAGCGGCCGACTCATTCGGATAATATGCAGGCGCTTTGGGTTCCAATACAGGAGTTTGAAGAGTACTACCACATCAGTGATGGTGGTGATATAAAGAGTTTTAAGAAAAAGGAACCACGCGTTCTCAAGAAAGAAAATCATTATCGAGGGTACCAACGCATCATGCTTTGTAAGGGCGGGAAGCGGTACAAACTCTTTGTGCATCGCATCGTTGCCTCTGCATTCATCCCGAATCCTGCCGCACACCCGATTGTGAATCACAAAGACGGAGACAAAATGAATAACAAACTGGAAAATCTTGAGTGGGTCGACGCCAAAGAAAACTCGGCCCACTACCAAAAATACCTGAAAAAACAAAATGACGACTTCTAACGTACACTACAGCAGTAAAACCCCCGAATGGGCGACCCCACAGTCGGTGTTTGACTCTTTGAATAAAGAATTTAAGTTCACACTCGATCCGGCAGCCACAAAACAGAATGCAAAATGCAAAAAATTCTTCACAGTAAAGGAGGATGGATTGAAACAATCGTGGCTCGGTGAGCGAGTATTTTGCAATCCGCCTTACGGCCGTGTCATTGGTGATTGGGTCAAAAAATGTGCGGGGGGGGTGCTGCGCTTACGGTTGCTTTACTTCCTGCTCGTACCGATACACGTTGGTTTCACGAATTCATTTACAACAAATCAGAAATTCGCTTTATTCGCGGACGAATCAAATTTGGCGACGCAAAGAATTCTGCTCCGTTCCCTAGTATGATCGTAATTTGGAATAAAAAATGAAAAAGAAAATTCTCGACGTGTGTTGCGGCGGCCGGATGTTCTGGTTCAATAAAAAGCATCCAAACGCACTCTATATCGATAACCGCAAAGTGCGGCCGCAAAAATTAGCAAATCGCCAAAATTTTTCCGTGCAACCTGATGAAATGGGTGACTTCAGAAAACTACGTTTTCGTACCGGAACTTTTTCGCTCGTTGTCTTTGACCCGCCGCACATTAAAAGAAACGGGAAGACCGGTTGGATGGCAAAAAAATACGGCAAGTTGAACAAAAAAACATGGAAAAGCGATATAAAGAAGGGATTTTCAGAGTGTTTTAGGGTATTGAAGCCTGACGGTGTACTCATCTTTAAGTGGAGCGAACACGAAATTCCTTTGAAAGAGGTACTCTCGCTTACTGTTCGGCAGCCCCTATTCGGTCATACGAGTGGCGGTCGTGGTGGCAAGACTCATTGGATCGCATTTATGAAACTATGAAGCCATACACACATCAGCAAAAGTTGTGGGACGAAAAACCAAAAAAGACACTTCTCTGTTGGGATACGGGAACCGGAAAGACGGTCGGCGCCCTCGGCCTTGTCAACATACACTGCAACACCGCAATGGTGGTATGTCCGAAGGCACTGAAAGAAAAATGGAAGCGCGACACCATCGCATTTCTTGGAGAAAAAGGATACCCCCGCGTCATTTTTGTAACCAAGGAAGAGTTTCGCCGTGACTGGAATAAACTCCCCGCGGTCGACGGTCTCATCGTTGACGAGGCCCACTACTTTGCCGGTATGAAAAGCCAGATGCACAAAAGTCTCGTCAAATATATCAGTAAACACAACCCGGAGGTCATCATTCTTGCGACCGCAACCCCCTACATGTCGACACCGTGGAATATCTATGCGCTCGCAAAAATTCTCGGTAAGGTATGGTCGTACATCAAATTCAAACACGCCTTTTTTGATGAGGCGTTCATCTATAACCGCACCGTCCCCGTCGTTAAAAAGGGTATTGAAAAGGAGATTGCCGCCCTCGTCGACAAACTCGGCTCCACCGTTCACATCAATGAATGTGCCGACATCCCCGATCAGATTTTTGAGACCGAGAAATTCGAACCGACTAAGGAGCAGGAAAAGAGAAAGGAGACCGCCGCTTTAGAGGATCCTAACCCTGTCGTCCGCTTCACCAAGTACCACCAGATAGAGAACGGTACTCTTAAGGGCGATGAATTCGTTCCGCACGAATTTTTCGACAATCCGAAGGAAGAGTACATTCTCACGATGGCGGAGGGGAACGCGAAGATTGCCGTTTTCTGCCGCTACAACCTACAGATCGACCGCCTCAAGGAGAGGTTGAAAGAGGAGAAAAAGAAGGTTTACGTCATTCGCGGGGACACAAAAAACCGCGATCAGGTGGTGCAGGATGCTGAAGCGTCCGACAACTGCGTCGTTCTCATCAACGCCGCCTGCTCCGAGGGCTACGAACTTCCTTCTTTCGGCGTCATTCTCTTCGCTTCGTTATCCTTCTCGTATAAGGATTACAAGCAGGGGTGCGGACGGTTTCTCCGGCTCAACCGGCTCAAGAAGAATGTCTATATCCACCTCGTCTCCGGAGAGATCGACGAGGCGGTCTTCGGCGCCATCATGCGCAAACAGGACTTCAGTATGGAGATCTATTCCCGTGATAAGATAGGGGGAACGGTGGAACTCTCTGATGAAGAAACGAGAGGCAACTTTTCAATCGAAGTTTAATCGCTTTCTCAAGCATAAATTCCTCAAAGAGAACGGTGGAAGGTCTTTTGTATTTGAATTGAAACACGCCAACGGCGCACCGCTCCCCTATTCCGCAGTCCTCCCGCATCAACGGGACGCACTCAAAGCCGCCAAGAATGGCGGTCTCGTCTATAAAATCCCCGATGATTCGCGCGGATACAAACCATTCGATTGCTTCGCACTGTCATCGATCGAAGCATACGTCGTCATCCTGTACCGACACACCTTTTATATGATCGACATCGATCGGTTCCTTGTGAAAGAAATGCTGTCAAAACAGAAGTCGCTCTCCGAAGAGGACGCTAAAAATTCTGCCGTATATGAATTTACTTTTGCACACCGCTCTTCAGCGAAAAAATCTTAAACTGTTTGATGCACTCTTTGCAGACCTTGCCCTTGTGCTTTTTTTTGTCGTATTCCTCCGGTTCAAATTTCCTGCTTTTGCTTATTCCCCACGGCGTTTTACTCTCCTGATCACAAAAGGTATCCAAATAAAAATCTTGCAGCTTGTCGACAGATGATCCCCACCGCTTATTAAAAATGATGCAGTAGGAATCTTCCTTCTGGTACCATTGACGCGTGTTGATTATTTGAGGTTTAGCCATCACCGTTTGAGATAGTAATTGAGCCAGTGTTCGACCGTATACGCAAGATCCTCTCCCATGGCGACGTTATCTTTGACCCATTGCAGATAGTCCGGGGGCGCGATTCCGAAGGGTTGTTCCTTGTATTTTCCGAACGGCCATTTCTTCATCATAATCGGGGTTGCAGAAATTTTTATCATTTCTTCGACTGAAATCTCCTGTGTTTTCTGGTAGTGATTGAAAAGTGCCTCAAGAACGAGGACGTCGCCCCATGCGTCGTGCGGGGTTCCTTCCACTTCGAGTTCGTAGTGGTAGCGCAAGTACTGCAGATTCTGCTTCGGCAGCGCGCCCACAGTGTCGAAGTGGTGTGTAAGTCGGTAGGTGCAGATGACGTTCGAGAGCGCGATTCCTTCGCGCGCGAAATAGCCGACGTCGAATATCGCGTTGTGCGCGACGTGAATGAGGTCGGGATCCTCCATCACCTCCTTCACGAGTGCGTAATCGTCGCTCTCCTTGAAGGCGGGTTTCGTTGCAACCATCTTCGGAGTAATGTGACAGACCGCCTGCGCCTCTATAGATATAGGAAGTGGTGGTTTGAAAAGCTCATTAAACTCGTGAGTCTTCGACCTGAAAGCCACCTGCACAAGGCGGTCTTCAGGGCCGATGCCGGTCGTTTCCAAATCGAAGAATACGAAGTCTTTCATACGGCGAATTTATTTTGCTCTTCTAATATAGGCTGTCCGCAGTCGGGAAACGTACAGTAAAAAACCTCTTTCAGTAGCGCATTCAGCTTCGGATTCTTAATGTCGAAACGAACCATCTCATCCGAAAGGCGGCGCTTGCACGAACCACAGGTGTAGGATTTAGTAATCATATCATACGTCGTACCGTTGACGAACGTATAATACTTTCCTGTCTGCATGTAGTGAATCTGGCTCATACTATTTGTATCGACTCGTGAAATCGCCGGTCAGCGCACCATCTGACATACGCGGGTGTCCAATAAGGTGCCACACAAACATCGGTACAAATCTCTTCCACCGTCGATCGCGGAATTTATGGCTTTGAGAAAAAAGGGGCGCACCATCACCGTAAGTTTTTTTCATATTGGAAACGTGCGAAGAAACACATTGTCTTGGTCGCACTCAAATTTAGTGTGAGCGAGAGCGTCAACCATATTATCCAATCGTTTCAACGAAGGGTTTTCAGGTACCTGTTGTGTCACACCACAGTTAGCACATTCAAGTTTAACGGCCATACTATTTCATCTTCACGATTAGATTCATCTTCGCCAACTCACACGCGTGAACGTCGTCGAAGCAGATGTCGACCTCTTCTTCACACGCGGTCTTGTCATAGCATCGGTCGACATACCGCTCAAGGCCATACCGACGCACGGTCTGCTCGGCCCAATCCTTACCTCCCCCGCTCCACACAATGATGCGGGTATTCTTCATCTTTTTTGAAAGAATTTGCATCAGCAAAATCACTTCGAGATTCACCGACGATGGAGGACGCAGGTGTGTGGGCGTCAGTGGTGGTATACCCTCGTTATTGAGGATGGTACCGTCGACGTCGAATGCGATGACAATTTCTTTCATATATTTAGCAGGCGCCCCCGCCACCTCCTCTTAAATCTTTAAATGGATGAGATGGCGGACACCCGTCTCCATGGGGACAGAACCGGAAGAGCCAACCGAAAAAATGGTAGATTTTTTTCATAGAGTTTCCTTTTTAGGTTTGTAGGGAACACGAACCTTGAATATCTCATCTCCTTCCGCAGAGTCTCTACTCTCATAGAGAATGACGTATGGCACCTTACCAGAATAGTAATTCACACCAAGGTAAAATTCCTTTTCAGTTTCCGCACCTTCCAATATCAATTCTTTTTCGTTATTTGTGTTTGAATCAATCATATTATTTTTTAGACCACTTTTTACAGAGCTTCATGTGTCCCGCGTACGCATCAGTTGCGGTGTTGTAACCCTCCATGTCTAATTCGCCACTCGTCATTTTCCACGGACAGCATTTGTATTTTGCGTCTGCCGTCTTTTCTTTCACCGCCCTAAACACCATCGTCTCGTAAGTGCGCGACATGCCAAGTTCAGTAAAGCCAAACTTTTTATGATATGCCGCGTCGAAATAGTCTCCCTTCAAGTGAAGGTTCGCTTGGTACCACTTCTTGTCGTGAATCTCTGCGTGAATGCGGCGCACTGCCTGATCGGGCCAGTACTCACCAACCGTCGACACAATATATTTACCGACACGCGTGTTGAGGTGAAAACGACAGTCGTTGCCGACAATGAGATGCCCCGCATGTGGCATCCAGACCCATTTCTCCTTTGGCACCGTTTTTTTATTCATATTTGAACCACTTGTAGTATTCCATCTGCTCGTCGCCCGCGTGAATTACGAGGAGCGGAAGGCCGTTTTTAATACGCCACCAATTCATAAAGATGCGACCTGTACGTCCGTTGCCATCTTCAAATGGATGAATTCTCTCATACTGAACGTGTAAGTTTTTCGATCGCTCTTCGAGGATTTCAGGACTCATGTTTTCGAACGTCATGTTCATTGCTTCGATCCAGTCTTCGATCGCGTATCCAACTGAAGCGGAATTCAACGCTTTGTTTCCTCCAATATAGACATCAACATTTCGAAGCATCCCTCGACCGCCCATGCCAACAATCCTGTGATCATCCCATGCCTCCGGCGGTTCCATCAGGAATGCGTGGGTACGAAGCACGTCGTTGAGGGAAAGTGAGGAACGGCCGTTTATATAATTCCACGCCTCGATCGAAGCGTTGAGACAAACCTCACCGAATTTTCCTTCAATCCGGTTCGACTCATCTAAGAAAATTATTTCGTCTCGTTCCATATTATTCTGGTTCGTCTGCTTCTATTACACACCCACACGAACATCGGGAGTGTTCGAATTTACAACCACCATCAATGCGGCACGAGCAATCACACCCGCAATCCGCACAGGCATCGTCGGCTTCTCGTTCCATTATTTCGTCTAAGCCCATATACCGTTTTTAGACAACAAAGAACCCGTGAGGGTTCCGTGTCGCACAGCTTTTCGCTGATTTCCCATACCTATACTAGCAAGAACAGACGCCATTCCAAATGCCTGTTTTCTCTCATTCTGCTTCGTCCACTCCCACACTTTTTCCAACCAACTGACACGGTATTTCTGACCCTTCTTTTGGCGACCGTCGCGCTCTTCCATATATCCAAGGATTTCAAGGGTACGAAAACATCCTTCAATCTCACGTCCTACACCATGCAATTTAACAGTAAAGAAAAGCCACCCCCGAATCATTGTCAGCCAGAAAAGCAACTCTGCAAATTCTGTCGCGACTAAAAGTACCGGGCTGTCAAACCACACACGCGCCGTAAGAGAGAGGAGAAACGTGATGACGGCACAGGTTTCAAGGAAGCGGGAACGTGAAGAGAGGGCCAACTGGCGATCTCCCTCAACAAACAGCGCGTCAATATACTTACTTAACTCACTCACCTTGAACTCGGCTTCCTGCCGACGCATTGACTGCTCCTCTTGCGTCATTTCCTTCATATTTATTCGTCGGTTTTCAAACTGTCTGCAGTTGATTTTGCGAACTCCGCTGCCTTTCTGGTCGGATATACATCAAGAATTTCCTGCTTCATACTCGGCATTGGTTTGCCCTCTTCAAAATGATACGCATCGCTGCCGTATCCGAGCCGCCCCATCGACCGGGCGGTCGACGATACTATCTTCGCAAAGAATTCTGAAGCCTCGTGCAACTTGTCGAAATAGAAATCGGCGCTGCCTATCTCTACAACGAAGAATGTTTTTTTGACTTTATCAATTCCATCCATACACCGTTTATTATTTATCTGTTAAATCCAACCAAGTATTCTAAGGGCAAGCGGCACAACTAGCAACGCGCCGATCAAAGAATAAATCCACGTCTTATATGAGTAAGGATCCCTCTCTGTCCCGAAAACGAGCGGCATGAATAAAATGTCGATCACTTTCAAACCAAGAACAAACACAGCGAGGATAGTAAGAAGGGTATCCATATTATTTTTTCTTCTTCGGTTCTGGATTCACGTTACCGAGCTTGACGAAGCGATCTTCTGAACCTGTCGCGTCAATAAAATCGCAATCAGGTGCCGCATTTTTTCTGTACCATCGTAAACTCCTACACTGTTCGAGACGAACCAAGTCTCGCGGTGAAGGCTTAAAGTTCTTTCCATCTCTACTAACACTCATTGAAACAGAAAAACCGGAACCATTGACTCCTTTTACAGAATAAGGCCTCTCTCCTTCTATACTTCTCACAAGTGCATAGCGTTCCTGATATACAGGAACCGAAACCATCAACTCTGACATAACGGGAACTCCCGTCTCAAACTCTACACGAACCCCAATACTACTTCTCTCGATTCCGCGAACACGGATGTCGACACCCCCAATCTCACGATTGAGATGATTGATGCAGTTAGTGGCCCACTTCTTGAAACTCATACTTTAATAGGTTAATTCCTCCACCTTATAATCAGTGCCACCATCCTTGCGAAGTTTTTCAACGTCTTCGCGGTTCGGATAATACTGGTTTCGAATCAGGGCGTCACTCATTTGAGAGAGTGGCACTTCCTGTTTCAGCGCGCGCTTCTTGTGGAAGTTATAGAAGACGCACACCTGCTTCCCTCCGTCGCGTTCGACAACACGACCACCGAGAGCATTGCAAATCTGAATTCCGATACCGGAGCCAGACTCCTCACTATCATCTGCCTTCGACGATTTTTTAATCGTATAGGCAGGAAACACTCGTGCATGGAGTTCACGGATGCCCGTAAACACCACCGACGAATCGCTTTCGTACCCACGCGCCTCGCGTATTTCAGTGATCATCTCACTGATACGTTCCGGGGGGCGTACAGTCAGCGTCTTTGTGCGTTTTCTGGTACCGCTTTTAGCCATACAGATTGAGTATATTAGATGTTAATGAATAAGCAACGAAATGGTGTGGATAAAACGGGCGCAAAGTGCGTCCGTTAGCACCGCCTAGTCATTTCCCCTTATTTTGCGCCAAACTACTGTGACAATCAGGAACAGTACCACGCCGATTGACGCGCCAATTCCTCCATAGATGGCGTAGCCCACGAGTCCGAAGACCAACCATCCGATCCATTCGAATCGTTCCATAAATTACTATGTAATTAAGTTTTCCCTTATTTTAAGTTTGATAAATCTATCACGCCGAGAGGGACGGCCGCTTAACTAACGTACGGCACCGTCGGCTTTTTGAAGGATGTTTCGTATATAAATGCAGCGAGACGCTTTGTATCAAGCTCTCCGGCATCATTAGTGATGTGTTTCACTATACGTTTTATTTCTTCTTCTTCCGTTGACCAAAACATATTTTTTATTTTCGTTACACGCGTTCGACTATCTCGCGCGGTTAGGTAAAAAGACGGGAATACGGGGGCCGGTACCCGTCGGGATGATCCCGATAAACACCATACTGCCACCGGCACCAATTTTTGAAACTTTCATCAGGACGGATCGCGCCATGCAAAAAGGCTTCCGCATAGGCGACGTGTAGCTCGCTCAACAGAATTTTTTCATCCGTGTGAGACTCGAACCATCTTTTAAATGAAAGTTTTTGCATTTATGCGTTATCGTGATCGATAATTTCTACCTCAATATCGGGTGTCAACTGTGATGTGCATTCTGCTACGCCGCCTCGAACCTCAATCACCACCTTTCGTGGGTGTTGCTCGCGAATCCAAGTAACGAACGCTCCCCATTGTTTTTCTACGAACGCAAGCATCTCTACAAAAGAGGCACCATCCTCCATGTGGATGCGGTGCTTGTAGTATGCGCGGACACTTTCTTCGAATGTCATTTTTTTTTTAGTTAAGGGTTAATAAGAGGGTATGAATCAGGGCTTACGACCTTTGCCCTTATGTGACTCCCGCCCCCTATGTTTGCCCTTATATTGAGGCCGCACTTTTTATTTTCCAATAAAAAAACCGGCTCGCGCGTGCGTAACTGCCGGTTTCTTTTCCCCGTCTGATTTTATTGCGGGGTTTCTTAACCTTAATCTAGCCACTTCCGGCCACCTTCGGGCCGGTACAATTTGTCCTTTTCTCTGCGGAACTGCTTGACAATCTTCCCGTCAATCCATAGCGTCCACTGATCTATTTTCCAATTTCCGCGCGCGTCCGGCGATAGTTTTTCATGCGTGATTTTTACGTCCGCAATCTGCCTATTATCCATAGCGTCGCCCACGATCGCCCTAAACTGAAGATTACTATTCGCGCCCTGCGTTTTCTGCGTGCGCTCACTCGTGATGTAAGAGTATATCCGCATACGATTTATTTTCCGTCTGCATTAATACAACCACACCGGCCATCTTCGTCCTGATCTTTGAAACACACTCCGCAAAATTTGCGATTCAGTGCGTCCGCGATCTCTTCTTTTATGGCCTCTTCAGCACTTGCGAGGATACCGCCCTCTAGGGCCTCCGTCGCTTGTATTTGTATAATGCGCTCGTATTCTTCTACTCCCTCCCACAGTCCGCGATCGCCTGAAGAGTACTCGGACAATTCATCTATACACTGCATGGCCTCAATTAAAGCCGATGTATTGTTATAAATGAAATGGCCGTCCGCGTACTCCCATGCCCGATTAACGATATCGTCGCTTTGGTATAGCTCGTCGTAAATTTCTTTTACCGCGTCGCTATCCGCGTCGTACTCGTCGCCCTCTTTTAGGGCCTCTCGCACCCCGTCCTCGTTGTTTTCGCGGTATTGTTTCACACCCACCGCGATCTCATCGGACAAGTCGCCGGCGATATCTTTTCCCATACCTTCGGCTTGCGCTCGCCAATCCATAGGCTCCTTATGTTCGGACGTATTGAACAAGTGACGCATGGCGCTGTAGCCCTGCTCTATCTCGTTTTTACACGCTTCAATGAACTGATCGCTTGCGCGCTCTTCGGCTTGTAGCCGTGCCTCTCCTAGGCTCTCGGCTTCAATCTCAAACGTGCGCGCGTACTCCACTACAACTTTATAAGTAGCTTTTTTCTGCATATTCTTTTGTCAATGAACGCACGCGCACGCTCGCGCGTCGGGAGTAACGTACCCCCGCTATACCGGCTTAAACGTTTAAGCCGGTATAGCGGACGCGCGTTACCACGCACCGCCGAACAATGCCACCACCAACAGAAACCCTATCAGCGCTCCCAAATGATGAAGATTCTTTTTTAGTTTAGGATTCATGTTATTTGTAATTTAATACTTTCTCATCTTCACATACGAGCCACCGTAACCCGTCGTATACCCATAGCGTAAACACCCAATTTTCTAAACAGTCGGCGATTGTCCACCCCTTCAGCGTTGTATCCTCGTACCCGTCCATGTCGGCCCATTCGCGAAACTGATTTTTTAACTCCTCTTCACCCTCAAAAATACGACCGGCGCCGAACCTTGCACCTTGCCCGTCCTCAATCGTGAAGTATTTTTTATCCTCGTGTAGTACGATCATATATTTTAATCAATCCAAAACGTCCCACACACCCCGCATTTATTCCCGCATGGAAACTCATTGCGATATGGCGTATCGGCGTGCCTGTTAATGTTCATGTCTCCGAACGTGCATATTTTCGTTTGCTCCCATTTCCGCGTTAACCTTTCCTCACGCTTCGCGCTCTCGCTCACTTCGGGTATCACAATAGCAACATCGTCCGCGAGGGTACCGGCCTTGGCGCGCGATATTTCCGCGTCATCAAAGCTCACCTGTCCGGCTATTTCATTCCATGAGTAACCGTTACCCTTCGCGCGATCTAAGCGCACACACTCAAGAAATGCGCTTCGTGGGATTGCGATCTTAAATATCGCATTGTCCCCTAACCAGTTACTACCTTGCCCGCGATCCACGGTACCAAAATAGGCCCCGTCAATAATGATCACATCCTCAATTTCCCGATCCTTACCGTGTAAAACTTCCACGGCCGTTTCCGGATCAAGATAAAAATAAAACTGCGCCGGCGCGCTATAAAAGCTCTCATTTATAACGCTTACGATCTCCTTTTTCTGCGCCTCCGTGCGCGCGTACTTCTTAGTCAACACTTCCAAACTCTCCTTATCGTTCACCTCCGCATAGTCCGGCGTTTCAACATAGAACAGCTTTCTGCCCGTATTTTTCAGCATTGCGCGGGCCGGATCGCTCGTATTGCTAGAATACAGAAAATCCCGCATTTTTTCCTCTACCTCATCACTCAATTCGTCGGCTTCAACTTCACGACGATATTTTTCTGTTATGTTATGCACCTCGTCGGACTCGGCGTCTCCAAACCATTCCATTTCACTCTCACGATAACCTTCGGCTAGGTATTTCTGTAGTGCCTCTAAATTTTCATCAAAGCTATCCCGATAATCTATATATACAAGATCAACCCCATTAGGGTACTCGTCGCGCAACCAATTAAGCGCATGGATCACATCATCTTGTATTTTCACTGCTTTTGTGCGTTTTTCCGTTTTCATATTTCTATACTACGCTTTTAATATGCGCGATCTTTAAAACGGCCGTGATCGCTTCACTGAACGTTTTCCCGTGCGCTATATAGCCTCCCGTGCCTCCGCGATACTTAGGCGCGCGCATGAGCGCGACATATGAACCTGCAACTTTTTGAACGATCATATTGCTATTTACAAGTTATGTGTTCTGGATAATTGATACAGTATTCACCCGTAACGCTCTGCAATGCGATCATTGCAAGCGGTACTAAGGCGAGCATTGCAATGGCGAGCGAGACACCCGCCACGATCTGAAGGCCCTTGAAAATGACCCTAGCCCGAACGCGGGCCACAGTATTACTCTCTTCTAGTGCGAGGATGACGGCCGTTTTCACTCCCGAAAACTGTACCACGTTCTCACTTTTTATATTTGTCATTGTGCGTTTTTAGTTTTATAATGCTGAAATAATGGCGTTTTTCGGTAAGACAATATATGTATCACCGTACGCTCTCTGGTAGTATAGGCGTACTTGCATAGTAAGTCAAGCGTATATACAGAAAGAGTACCAAAATAGTGGATAAAAACACCAATACAATACATATTTTAAACAATGTCAATAGTATACGGCTCAACAAAGCCATATTTTAACACTCAAACGGCCGACATTTGACGCATAGGATAGGCCATATAAAAAAAATAAATCTTTTTTTCTTACTAATTTAAATACAATATCCCATTTTTGAAGCTAGCTCACTTTTAGTAATCAGAAAAGAAAAAAAATATATATGTCTTTATAGGCCCCTCTCCCCCTTTTGGCGTTTTTTACCCTGTTTGACAAGATCGCCCGAAACGCGGAAAGCACCCCCAAAACACACTAAACGGCTATATTGAGCCATATAATACTTCATACAATGTTATATTGTACGCACTAGCCCTATAATAGCCATAATATAAGCCATTATCAGACCCCACCGATACCCCCGACACCGCCCACCCACGGAAGGAAAAAATACCGTTTGGGAGGTCACATCAGATCGCGGGTCGTTTTCGGTACCCCGGCACCCAAGGGAGGGGGTGGGTACCTTGTACGGGAGAATCCACAAAAATTTTTCCAGAAAATTTGACAGGGTTCACTACATCGTATATTATACGAAGTATGGATACAGAACGAACGGTGAGCGACTTTTTGTCGCAACTTCAAAAGGAGGGGTACTCTCCACACACGATTAAAAATTATCAGCGCGGCCTCGATACCTTCCTGAAAAAATTTAAGGGAGACGTCACACTAAAAAATATCGAAGCGGCCCTCCTCCCCACTCGCTCAAACGGCAGTCTCTCCCACAAGTCCAAGAACATCGTCATCATCCCCGTGCGTCGATGGGTCGCGTTTCTCAATGAGAAGCACGGCACGGCCATTCCCGTCGAGCAGATCAAGACCGAGCGCAATCGAAATGGTCGCAAGAAACTCGACCTCCCCGAAAAGGAAGAGGTGCGCGCCTACTTAAGTTTCAGAGACACTCCACTGTCTGACGTTGTGGTAAATCTCCTCTTCGATACCGGGCTTCGACTGTCTGAATTGATGGCACTCAAAGTTGGAGATGTGCGCGAGCGATTCTCTATGGTCGGGAAAGGAAATAAGCAGCGCCCGGTCTACTGCACCGCGAAAGTTGTTGCTCTGGTCAACGTGTATGTGAAGACTAATAAGCTCGAACAGGGACAGCCGTTATTCCCGTACTCAAATCGGTGGATACAGCAGTTGCTCGAAGAGCGACAGGTACGGTCTGGGGTTCGCAAAAATATCACCGCACACACCCTGCGCCACCTCTATGCCGTGAACATGTTGCAGAATGGTGCCTCACTGCGCGCCATCCAAGAACTCCTTGGCCATTCGTCGATATTGACCACGCAGATTTATACGACCGTGACCGATCAGCACCTTGACCAAACATATAAACAGTTCCACAAAAGGTAGATGACCGTTTGGTGTACACTAGGTGTATGGGAAGACCACGAAAAAAACCCGCCGTTTCCGAAGAATCAAATGTAATTGATTCCGGCATTTCGATTGTGGGTCAAATCCCGGTAGAAGAGGTTCCCCGCCCCCTTTCTCTTGAGGCCCCGGTAGGGCAGGCGCTCCCCTCCCCTACCGAGCGGGAGGGTGCCGATTTTGACTCCGAGGACGATATTTTGGAGCGGGAGGGGGCGCTCTTGGAAAAGCAGGTGGCGGAATTTTTTCAGCCGGAAGCGCTGCGTAAGATTAAGCGTGTGTGCTACTACATTTCGAAAGTGGGACTTGATTTTAACGAGGCGTGCATGATTTCAAGGGTCGCAGAAAGTGAGTATCGGCAGTGGATGGTGATGAGTCCGGCGCTCACCGAGTTGATGTCAATCAAGGAGTTGGAATACAAGGCGGCATTGATGATGACACTTGGTGCCAAGGCGCGCATGACTGGTGGCGACAAGATCGCACAGTGGCTGTTGCAGGCGAAAGGGTATGGGCCGAAGAAGGGGACGGGCGGCGATGGCGACGGCGATGATCTCATCGCAGCGGGTATTGAGTTTGTGCGCAAAAATGGGGATTCGAATTCGTTGGTTTCCGAAACGTCGGGTCGGGCGTTTGTGGTAAGGAAGACCAAGGAGACGACGACGGATATGCTGCGCGGTCTGTTAGCATAGAAACATGACAACGGGAGTGATGTGTCTGTGTATTGGGCCTCGTAAAAGAAACCACGGCTTATGCGTAAAGTGCGAATTGATGGTGATGAACATGTTCGATCAGTCCGGCGGGAAAACATTCGTCGGAACCAATCGAAGATGGTCGTTCGCGGACGATCTATTCTCACGATTTTGAGAATCAAATATGCAAAACGAAACGGAAGTAAAAAAAGTTGAGGAAGTGGCGGCCGCAGAGGATTTCAATGTCACACCTGAAGAGTTTCGGGAAAAATTGCGCGACCGAAAGTGGCGGTTAAACAATTTATATTTCATTAAGGATGAGAAGGGAAATAAGATTCTTTTCCAAATGAATCCTGTGCAGGAATATCTGCACGACAACCTTTGGTTTTTTAATATCATCCCGAAAGCACGTCAGTTGGGTATTACCACGTTCTTTGCGATCCTCTATCTCGATCAGGTTCTCTGGTCGGACAACAAAACGGCCGGTATCATTGCCCACCGCCTTGAGGACATGAAAAAAATCTTCAAGCATAAGATTAAGTACGCGTGGGACAACCTACATCCATGGCTTCGTGCGAAAATCGGCGAGCCTAATACTGACTCCGCGTACGAAATGTCATTTCCGAACGGATCCAACATCTTCGTGTCGATGTCGACACGTTCCGGCACTGTGCAGTTTTTGCACATTTCAGAGTTTGGCCCTATCTGTCAGAAATTTCCCGATAAGGCGGAGGAAATTGTGACTGGTGCCATCAACTCCGTTCACGCGGGTCAGATGGTCTCGATTGAATCAACCGCGGCGGGACGCGACGGATATTTCTATGATTTTTGTATGGACGCAGAGAAGGCACGCAAGGAGGGGCGTGAATTGACGCCGCTCGACTTCAAGATTTTCTTTTTTCCATGGTGGATCGACAAACGTTATTCACTCGACAATTTTGACTTCGCTCTCACGGCGGAGGAACAGCAGTATTTTGAGACACTAAAGACGCGTTACAACATTGAACTCACCGACGGACAGAAGCGTTGGTACGCAAAGAAGAAAAAATACAATCAGGCAAAAATTTTCGAAGAGTATCCCTCAACCCTCGATGAGGCGTTCCTTGCGAATGTCGAGGGCGCGTACTACACGCGCGAGATGAACAAGGTGTATCTGTCGCGACGCATCAGGCTAGTCCCGATTGATACGTTGGTGCCGGTCGATACATGGTGGGACTTGGGTATGAATGACGACAACGTAATTCTCTTCACGCAGACGATTGGTGGTGCAATTCACTTCGTCGATCTGTATGTGAATTCTGGAGAGAATCTCGCCCACTACGTTAAAGTATTGCAGGACAAAGGGTATCGATACGGCCACCACATTCTGCCGCATGACGTTGAGGTGCGTGATATAACCATCGGGAAGACGCGAAAGACCGTCCTCTACGAACTTGGACTCACCAGTGTGCGTGTCGCGCCGAAGATGAATTTGCAGGATGGTATCGAGCGTGTGCGCAACCTCTTCCCACGATTTTATTTTGATGAAGAACATTGTCAGCCGCTCACTGACTCTCTTTCGGCGTATCGGAAGGAATGGGACGCAAAACTCGGTGTCTTTAAAGATAAACCCAAGCACGATAAAAATTCGCACATCGCAGATGCCGTGCGAACAGGTTGTTTGCTCTGGCATGAGGAAATGAAAACGACAGATGATGATGGTTATCCCCTGAAGGAGATGGAGCAGTCGTTTTTCAGTTGATATGGGAGAGGGACTCCAATCGGCGACGGTGGAGCATGAACATCAGTTCGGAGAACGGAGGATGTGCTACGTCTGCTTTGGTCGGTTCCGTCGGGTTTGCGACTGTGGACAATCGTATTGTGAAAATTGTAATAACGGGTAGGCTCTCAGGAGCGGTTTAGAGGAACGGCACCTCGCCTCGCTCATAACGAGGAGCATCCGGTTCGACTCCGGAAACCGCAACACGTTAACCTTGTCCATTCGGACAGCCCGGATGGTGGCCCTTGCCACTTCCGCAGATGCCACAGCCACCAGATCCGCGTGTTTCAACGGTTTCGCGAGTGTCGGGAATTTTTGGTTCTCCCTCGTGCATCTCTGAATTTTACTCCCGAAATCCACATGTCCACTGTTGTGCTGTGGACGATTGTGTTCTAGTGGCAGTACAATGGCGGTAATGGATCCCTTAAACAGCGGAGCTTCGAACCCCTTGGACGAGAAGAAGAAGTACGAGGGAGCGGCAACACCGGAGAATGAGAAAAAGCCGGGGGATGTCGAGCAAATTTATACCGAGGACGATCGGAAATATATTTCGTTTCTTCAGAGGCGTTTGGAGGATGCGAAGACTGTTCGTAATAATCCGTTGGAAGACCTTGGTGGTAAGACGTATATTCAAATCTACGAGGAGAACGAAAAAATTGCGAACACAAATCTCCCCGCAAAGAAAAATGAGGATGATGTAATTGTCTCCGCCGGTACGATCGAGGCAAAGCTCGATGCTCTACTTTCACACATTTCCAATCTCGACCTGTCACCCGAAGTCCATGCGTTCGATCGTGAGAATAATAAATTGCAGGAGATCGGTGTTGCTCTGCAGGATGTGATTTACATGACAGAGGAAAAAGACGGCGCCGATGAGGGAGGGGATGAAGAGAAAAAACTATTACGGCAGCGTGAGCTTTTGAAACAGGGAACCGTGTTCGTACAAGAGGAGTGGTTACGACTCTGGGAGACGAAGAAAAAATTGAAAAAAGATTTCGACGGCAAGTTTAAACAGGACGCTGAATTTTATAGTGAAGCACTCGAACTTGTTTTTGATGGGCCGTCACGCACGGTGCTACACGGGCCGAATGTGTATCTTGGAAACATTACCGAGTTTTATATGGAGAAGCAGCCGTACGTCTTTGCGGTGATCCACATGTCTCACGATGTGGCGAAAGCTAAGTACGGACGTTTTGAAAATTTCGATAAATATGTGAAGGCGGGTAATTACGTCGACAAAACCGAAGGCACCTCAACCGTCGCAGGAAAAACTATCTTCGACAATAAGTGGCGCCTCACCGAAGTGAAGAAAGATAACGTAGAGGTCATCATCTATCAAGACAAGCCTCGCGACGAATTCCAAATTCTCATCAATGGAGTCCTCATGCTTCCTATTGGCTTTCCCCTTTCGGCGGTCACTCCGGGCGGCAACTATAATATCGCGAAGCAGGTGTTCCGAGTTATTAACTCACACTTTGCCTACGGTAAATCATTCGTGTCATCGGGTGCGGTGAAGGAGGTTTCAGCACTCATCGATGAAATGCTCAAACTATTTGTACTGAAGACACGGAAGAGTTATGCTCCACCGTATATCAATACGTCCGGTAAGGTTATTTCGAAACGCGTTCTTTCCGCAGGTCGTATCTCCATGGGTATTCCACCCGATGCGTTGGTACCAATCGGCCAAGAAGGTCAGGGAGTTACCGCAAACGAGTACTCTATCTTGAAAGAGCTTTCCGATCGTGTCGACAAGTCGACTATTTCTGCACAGTTCCAAGGGCAGTCAGGAAAGTCAGGTCAGACCGCGACCGAAACGGTTGAACTGCAGCGTCAAGCAAAACTGACGCTCGGTCTAGCGATCGCTGCGTGTTCATTCTTGGAGAAAAAACTCGGTTATCTTCGCTTGTGGAATATCCTTGAAAATTGGTTTGAACCTATTGATACGAAACTTGTTCTCATCGACAACGAGCGTCGTGAAATGAATCGTTACAGGAACTCATTCCGTGAGACAAATATCGAAGGTGAGGGATTTGGCGCGCGACAGGTTATCACGGTCGACGGTATGGTTCCTGCTCCTGAAACGATTCGAGAACTTGAACGACGTGAGAGTGAAAAATATGGCTTCCCGATCCGCAAGGTATATCTTTCTTATAATGGTCTTAAAAGCGCCCGGCTGAAATGGTACATCACGGTGACGCCACGCGAGAAAGAAACGTCAGCATTGAATAAACTCACATTCCGTGAAGACTTGAATGATGTGCTTGCGTTGATGCAGATGGGTTCTATACCGAACGTCGGAGGATTGGAGGAAGAGTTCGCGACTTCACGCGGCAAGAAACGTCAAAAGTATTTTGCGACAGCAACAGCTATGGGGCCATCCAATCTTGCGGGTGTTTCACCATCTTCAATTAGAGGGCAACTCAACGGCTCCGGAGGCGGTTCGAGTTTATCAGTAAACACGACGGTACCCTCGTCGTAATCTTATAAAACGGTGATATGAAACGGTATTTTTTGTTCGGCCCCGATGTGGTGGAGAAATCCACAGTTGATGATGAGTTGGTTAAATTGCGTGCTACTGTAAAGGATAGGGACGCACGCATTCTCGGTCTTCGGACTGAAAATGCGGCGCTTAAACTCCGTAAGCAAGCGGAACGTCCGGTCATTGACCCACTGTTGGGCGACCCGACTCCGAAGGATACGACAGAGCGCAAGATGTACGTCGCGGGCGTCGCGGGTTTCTACCACGATTACTTCGAACGTAAGTTGATGTCGATGCTTGGCGAGGTGCGAATGCAACTCGAAAAGTTTGACAGCACTCTTTCCTCTGACGGAACCCGTATCCACGGATATACGCCGCAAGAATTCGATTTGATTCTGAAAGGCACGGCCAATGCGCTATGGCTTCTCCACGATTGGGGAGAACAGATGCGGAACGAACACGTCGCATACGTCAACCCGAGTATTAACGGTGAAGAGCGCGAATTATTAAACGAAATAGCATCATAAAATCATGGGAAAGTACTTCGATAAGGATGGTAATGAGGTAGAGGCGTTCTCTAAGGACGAACTCGAAACTGAAAAGAAAACCGCACTCGATGCGTATCTTAAAGACCATCCCGATCAGTCAAACGAATTGGCAGAGGCAACGAAAAAGGTTGAGGATCTCACTAAACAGATTGAGGAGAACGGCGGCACCATGACCGATGGTCAGAAGAAGCGCCTCCTTGAAGATAAAAAGGCTGCAGAGGATCTTGTTAAAACCGTCACTGAAAAATTTACCAAGGAAATGGGCGAGTTCAAAGAGAGCGTCTTCGGCGGCTTTAGGAATAAAGCGTTGAATACACTTTCTGGCGGCGATAAAGAAAAGGCAGAGAAGATCCAAGCTCGTTACGATTCTCTAATGAAAACCGGAGACTACAAGTTGGACGAAGAAGGAATTGCGAAAGCGATGTCCGAGGCTGCGACGTTGGTCAATGGTGCAGCGCCGAAGCCGGGTTGGATGGATAACATGACAAGTTCCGGGGCGGGTGGTGCGGGCCAAGTCCACAAGGGTGCCGCGGGTGCGGATAGTCCGAACGCTGTTGCAATCGGAAACATGCTTGGTGTTACTGATGCTGATCGCGCAAAGTATCCGACACAAGGTGACAGTCAGGAGGTAAAAAATAATTAACAAATACTATGGAAAATAATCAAGGCGCACAAGTAGGAGAGGGAAATGTTTCGGTAAGTGACCCGAAAGTTCTTCAGACGACACCACCTGTAAGTCAGACTCCGCGCTCGACGCCGCCTAAATCAGAAACACCGCAAACTCCTCCGTCGGTGGGCGACGAAGGGGAAATGGTAAGCATCCCTAAAACCGTTCTTGAGAACGTCCTCAATCGCCTTGAAAAGGTCGAGGGCGAGGCAGAACTGCTTCGTGGCGCCGCAGATCAGAACAAACTAATTGCGATTCAGAATATGCGGAACGCCGGGAAACTGGTGAAATCCGCACAGGTTTCGACCTACAGTGGAAAGGTAGTTATCGGGTGGAAGATAGTGAAAGATGATGTTCACTTTGAGGGTGAAAAATTGGTTGAAGAGCAGATCGTGAAAGTCTTCTTCGAAGACAAGACCGATCAGGAAATGTCGTTGCGTCTCTTTAACTCAAACCTCGGCAAGAGGAAGGGAGAAATCATCGAAGAGTCGAAAGATAAAGATGGTGTCGTTCGATTCAAGGTGCAGTTCAACGATGGCAAAGAGGTAGTTATCGGTGGTGCGTACATCAACTAATATGTCGGACGAAAAAAAATACGTCGGGAAATTTTTCGGGCCGCGTAAAATTGAATCTCTGAAAGAGATTGCAGGCTATAAAACCGCCGGTGGTGTCCGCGCGTTTACCGTGACGTACGATGGTGGCTTCATTGAAACGCTCACCGAGCTTTCTCTCGCAGCTGCTACTACTGACGAAGCGAAGGATTTCAACTTCATACAGGATAGACGATTCGAAGGCATGGTACCAAAGGTGCTTTCCATCATGAACGATTACGATCTTCCTGCGTACCAGTTGAACGCATTCTTCCAGAAGTGCCTCGGATCCCTTCAGGCGAATTTCGATCGCGCGTTGCAGTACAAGTGGACTGGTGATGATTCTCGCTATGTTCCCGGCTCGAACCCGACTGACGACGTAACGCTTGTTGAGACCGATATCGTGTTGAAGAAAATTGCCGATGAAAAAAGAGGTTGAAATCACCGAAAAGGATATTCTTCCGTTGCACCAGAATGAAATTGATCTTCTCTGGTTTCTTCGGAATCGGTACCGTTTTGGTGAAGTTACCCTTCTTATGCGCGATGGTTTACCACAGGACTTGATAAAGACTGTGGAACGCAGGAGAATGGGTACAGGTGAATATCCACAGTCTGAAGGTTGATGCCATTGTGGGTCAATCGTATGCAGGATATACTCTGATTGCAGTACCTTTACAGAACGAATAGCGTCCCACCGAAACAAGGCGGACATGTGAGACCACTCCTTTGGGAGTCAAGTCTCTGTGTTCGCCTTTTTTCGTGGTTGGACACAGCGAGCCGTCACCGTTCGGCTCGCGGTGTCCGTCTGCGAGACGGAAATCGGGGAGAAAACCCTAGTTAAAAACCTTGCTATGGAATCTACAGTGGATTCCTGCGGAGACGAAACTCTAGTCAACAAACGAGCAACTTATTAAGACTGGTCTAAAGATTAAAAACTTTATGGCATTCGTTCACAAAAAGGGAAAGACTCGTCTTGAGTGGCTCCCTGTTACTACGTCAACTGCGCTCGCAATCGATACGATTGTTGAGTGGACTTCCGGTTTAATCGCCGGTGCAGATGACAACGATACATACGTCGCGGGCGTTCTTGCGAAGACAATCGCATCTACGGACGATGACTATGCTACGTCTCGTAAAGTCCCCGTTCGTATTCCTGTTGAACGTCATGTTCTTTGGGAGGCAGATACTGCTGACACTTTCGTGCAGGCAACTCACGGCGGCGTTGAATGCGGTATCGTCGACTCTGCAAACCTTGACCTCGACGACACTACGAACGACGTGTTCCTTCCGATAGGCCCCGGCAGCACATCACTGAAGGTGATTGGCTACTTGAAGGTCAACGGTGCTTATTAAGCAATTAGTTATTGATTTATGCCTGAATTAAACACACAAGTTCTCGCGGATTTCGTGCGTAATGCGGAAATCCTCTGGCACAAGGGTGCTGATTCAATTCCGCAGGTTCTCCGGAACTCTGGTCTCGTGAAAGAGATACCAGTCCCCCAGATGACTGGCAACGTTCGAGAATTCTCGGAAGTTGAATTGGAGCAGTACGCTCGTAAGAAGAACGAAGGCGACGACGCAATTCGTGCGCGCGTTCAGCAAGGCTATACCAAGACCGCGACCTTGAAGCGGTATGGTATGGACATCTCGATTACTTACGAGATGCGTACGCAGGGTAAGTATTTCGAGATGAAGCAGAAGCTGACTAACCTCGGCCAACTCTGTCCCAATCGTCTCGACCTCGATCTCTCGCACCGCCTCGGCTTCGGATCGGCTACGGCCTACACCGACATGGACGGTGAAAGCGTCGACGTAACTGTCGGCGACACGCTCGCGCTGTACTCTACGGTACACACGTTGCGTGGTTCTTCTACGACCTTCCGCAACCGTCTCGCAAACTCGCCGCAGCTTTCTTACGGCGCTTTAGAGGCAATGGAGAAGATGCGTAAGGAGAACACCTACAATCAGTTCGGCCAGAAGATGACCATCCCTGATGACATTCTTTGGACGACTGATGATCCGAACACGGTTAACACGGCAAAGAAATTGCTCGGTTCGACGGCATCGCCGGATCAGGCAAACTCCAACGTGACGAATCCGTATTCGGGTAAGTACCGCCACCTCTCGCTTCCTCGCCTCGCGACGGATGCGAATGGCGCTCCTGACACGACCAAGGCAAAGTATTGGGGAGTTGCATCTACGATGAACTCAACGTTCTTCCTCGGCGTTCATGAGGAACCTCGGTTGAAGTCCCCTATGTCTACTGGCGGTGTAAACCCCGAAGACATGTCGAACGACAACTGGCAGTTCGGTACTCGCGCCGGATACTTCCTCTGCATCGTCTCTGCCTCTTGGGTCGGCGTATCGTACGGTGATGGTACAGCCTAGTTACTAAACGTGGTTGGGGCGGCATTTAGCCGCCCTTCTCCACATAAGAACCTTCGGTAAGTGGCGAAGTAAAAAACCACAAACTCATGTCTGATAATCAACTTTCTAGGTACGGTGCGATATCAAAGGTTCTTCCTTTGATGAATCCGGGAGCGAAGGTGTTCTTCGTCGGCCCGTCTGCTGCTGCATGGTACGGAGACTTCATCAACGTCTTTGGGCCTGATTCAGAGGGCGGAAACCGTGTGTTCAACGATCTCGATACTGCGATCAGCGACTCAAACGTCGTTGCGTCTCGCGGTGACGTGATTCTTGTTCTCCCCGGCTATTCAGAGACAATTACTGGCACCGACATCGTTGTCGATAAGGCCGGTTTGTCTATCATCGGAATTGGCCAAGGCTCTCTGATGCCGACCATTTCTCACAACAACGCAGTCGCGGAGGTTTCGATCGCCGCAGACAATGTGTTGTGGAAAGGGTTCCGTCACCGTGCGGACGTCACATCTGTGGCAATCGGTATCGAGATTGAAGACGGTGTTGACTACACCGCAATTAAGGATTGTCTGTTTGATGTAGTGGCGACTGGAACTGATGAGTTCACTGCGTCGATCCACATGGTCAACGACAATACCGGAACCGTGATTGAAGGAAATACCTTCCACATGGGCCTTGCGGCTGCGGTTGCGGCAATCCACATGGATGCTGACACTGCAGACACGGTAATTCGAAAGAATTATGCTGATGGCGATTATTCGACGGCGGTTATCGTCGGCGATACTACGCTTTCAACCGGTCTTTTGATCGAGGATAACCTTCTCATCAACGGCCTCGCAAGCAACATCGGAACTGAACCGGGAATCGAACTGCTCACAGGTACGACTGGTATCATCCGTCGGAATGACATCGTGTGTAACCTCGCAACGAAGGCAGCATCTATCGTCGCTGATACCTGCTTCCTCTTCGAGAACCACTACAACGAAGACATTACTGGCACTGGTGGTCTCATTGGTACTGCATCCGCAGACGACTAACCCTCGTGGTCTCGCTCTGTCCCCTTTCTGGGGACAGCGACGAGGCCGAGAGATTAACAAGGTAAAATGAACTTATGAGAGATTTCAAAGAATACGTCATCTTCGATAGTGTGACTCCGCAGACGCTTACGTCTTCGACGAACGCCTCTCCTACAGTCATCACAAAAACCTCGCATGGACTCTCAACAGGAGACCGTGTGTTGATCTTCGGTCATACCACAAACACGAATGCAAACGGTATTTGGGATGTTGTACGCGTTGATGCAAACACATTTAAGATAAAAGACATCCATACTGGTGTTGAAGTCAACGCTAACGGTATCGGAGCAGACGGATTTGTTATGACCGCACCTAAAGTTCTTCTCGTCAGCGACTTTAGGCACATGACGCTTCATGTGAACACAGCATCGTCTGGGAACATGACATTCAAATTTGCCGGTTCGCTTGGAAAAAATCGTGCTGACGCGACTCCGATTTCTGGTGACTGTCCGAACTTCGGTGCGACACAATCAGATACAAATCCGTATAGTTTTATCGCAACTTACAATCTTGAAGACGCATCACTCGTTGAGGGTGACACTGGTCTTGCGCCATCAGGCACCGACATCATTCGCGCGTTAACAGTGAATACTGATGGTTTGAAATACTTCACCGTTCTTCCAACAACGTGGACTGCGGGTGCATTAACTGTGAAGGCGCAGTTGTTCACTCAATAATTTATGGGATTCACACCAAACAATTCGGGAGTAGGAACTTCGGTCTCGATTGGTGAAATCGAAGCGGCTGTTGTCGTTACTGCTGCTGAAGGAATCTCCGGCAACAACAATGACACAACTCTCCCTACTTCTGCGGCAGTAAAGGCATACGCGGATACGAAGGGCGACGCATCCACGAATACTTCGTCATCGGTCGACAGTGAAATTGCTGTTTTTTCTGGTACGGGCGGTAAGACGCTAAAAAGAGCGACTGGTACCGGAGTTGTTCGCGTTGATTCTGGTGTGATGTCTGTAGACTCTGATATCACCGATCTTGTTTCGGCAGCTGACCTTACGACCGCCGGAAAAATCGAGGTTGCAACGGCGGCAGAAACTACCACGGGAACCGATGCAACTCGCGCGGTTTCTCCGGATAGTCTTGCCGGATCTGACTTCGGGAAACGCGTGGTTGGTATTCAAGTTTTTGACGCAGGCACTGACACTGCGACAGGTGATGGGAAGGCGTTCTTCCGTATTCCTTCAACGCTGAATGGTTACAACCTCGTCGGTGTTGCGATGAATGTATATACCGCAGGCACTACCAATACCACTGATGTGCAGATTCGTAACGTCACACAGGCGGCTGACATGCTTACCACAAAACTTACGATTGATTCTACTGAAACGGATACATCGACGGCAGCAACCGCCGCTGTGATTGACACAGGGAATGACGACGTTGCGACCGGAGACAAAATCGCGATTGACGTTGATGCGGTGCATACAACGGCAGCGAAAGGTCTCTATGTCGAATTAACGTTCCAACTCCCGTAATATGGCAACCGGAAATCTATGGGTACTTACAGTGGGTGGTGGAGGGGCAGGAAGTGACGGCAACACTAGCTCGCAAGCAGGCGGTGGTGGCGGTGGTGGTGCTGTTGTCGAAGATACTACTGTAGAAATCACCGCGGCATCATACTCGGTCACTGTCGCTGCCGGTGGCACTACCGGCAACCCCGGAGGTGACGGAGGTACATCGTCATTCGGTGCGCTTCAAAGTGCGGGCGGCGGTGGTGGTGGTGCCACTGCTGCAAACGGACGCAACGGTGCGGGCGGCGGCGGAGGAGCCGGTTCTGCTTCAGGATCCGCCTATACAGGAGGAACGGGAACGCTTACTGGTGAGGGAGGAAATACCCATACATCACGAAATCCTGCTGCGGGCGGCGGCGGAGGTGGTTCATCAGGAACGAACGGTTCAAACGCGAACGACTGTAACTTCTGTCAAGGTGGTGGAAATGGAGGTAGTGGTACGGCTTCCTCAATCACTGGTTCTTCCGTTACATACGGCGGCGGTGGCGGTGGCGGCGGAACAACCTCGTACAACAACACTGGTGGCAATGGCGGCTCTGGCGGCGGCGGACACGGCGGCGACGGTTCTAACCAAGGTTCAAACCCCGGAGCCGCAGGTACCGCAAATACTGGCGGCGGAGGTGGCGGCGGTTCATCGGGCGGCAGTTACACCGCAGGAAAAGCAGGAGGTACCGGTGTTGTTATCGTCGCGTACAAGACTGACGGTTCCGACGGTATCAGCACCGCGTCGACTGGTGGGTCTCAATCTAGTTCTGGTTTGTATACCATTCACACCTTCACTACTAGTGGCACATTCACACCTGCATACGCGAGTGGTTTTGTCCCTAAAGTGATGGTGATAATGTAAATGTATGGCTTTCATCTACACACGAGCGAATCTGAAGACAAGAATGAACGCGGGTATTCAGGGCCGTGTGGGTATGTTGATTTCTTCAGAGGATACGATGAACGAAGCGGTGCGCGACGTTCTCAAAGATCACGACCTGCGTTCAAATAAAAGGCGCGCGAATCTTTCACCAAATCTCTTCAATGGTATTTTTGACTACGCCTGCCCGTCTGACCTTAAGGCTGATGCCATTATTGATCTTCCCGGACAAGCGAAACGCGCTGACGGAGAACTTGAATTTATTCCTGCCCGCGAGTTTGAAATTCGTCGTCCGCAGAGTGCGATTGCAGTCGACGACTATAACGGTACGCGTGTTCTGAAAGTAAATTCAATAGTTGACAGCAATTCAATCACTGTGGCAGAACTTGATTCGCTCACGTCAGGTTCTCTGAATGGGACTGCGTGGACGGCATTCGGTGATGTTGATTCGATTGCGGTTGACGATGCCGATTTTATAAAGGGCGCCGGGAGTTTGAAATGGAACATTACGGCGGCGGGCGGTACAACGGCGGGTCTGCAAAATGCCGACATAAACCCCATCGATATTACCGATTATCTTGATGGTACGAGCGCGTTCTTTTTGTGGCACAAAATAAATTCAGCGACCGACATCACTAATTATATTCTTCGGTTTGGTACCGATGATTCGAATTACTATTCAAAAACAATCACCACACAGGCTGACGGTACGGCGTTTGCCGCGGGATGGAATCTTCTAAAGTTTGATCTTTCTTCCTACTCGACAACCGGGACACCAACGAATACGAATATCAAATACTTCGTGCCGTACATGACGAAGGCGACCGGAAAGATTTCAGAATCAGACTATAAATTCGACTGGCTCGTTCTAAAAAAGGGAGTAGTAACATACGTTAAATACTACTCAAAATACGGATGGCAATCTTCTGCAGGTGCGTATAAAGAGAATTCAACGGATGATTCTGACCTCCTTGTCGCCGATACTGATGAATTTAATCTTTTTGTGAGCCGCGCGCGCGCTGTTGCCAAAAAAGAACTTGCCATTTCGCAACAGGACATTGACAGTGCGGAGGCGGCATACCAGCGCGACCTTGCACAGTACAGGCTGAAGCATCCAAGCGAGGCGCTGATTTTGACTAGCGAATCGTATGCCTTCTGAAATATATGAAAGACGTATTCATCGATCTCGAAAACTTCAAGAAGCAGGGATTTTACGCACTTGAAGATACCACGAAGGCTCCCTTCGGTTCTTTGCGTATTATGCGTAACGCGCAGGTCACTGATCGTGGGGGTCTTTCACCGCGAGAAGGGACTGAACTTCTTGGTACCTATAATGAAACCGCGGCTCCGATTCGCGGTATGTATACGTTTAAAAAATCGTTCGGGTCAGATGAGCTTCTTTTAAAATACTACGATGACGAGTTGGAATTTCTTTCGAAAAATTATCTTTCGACTGGTTGGAATCGACTGAAGAATGCTTTTCAGGCTCATGCGGCCGCAACGCCGACCGAAATGGGTTTTGTCACATCGCTTGTTAACAATGACAATGAGGATTATACGATTTTCTGTAATCGGTATCAGAACTATATGCGGTGGCCGGGAGCAACCGCAGTTCTTGATGGCGCTCTCGCGGGAGGAGAAACGACCGTTACCGTCGACGATACATTACACCCCGACGTATATGAGAGCAAAACAGCAACTACAAGTACCGCCACGGTTTTAACTGTTGCCTCTGCGACGTGGGCCACTGATCAGTGGATAGGATTCTACGTTCATATTCTTGCGGGAGCAGAGACAGGGAAGGTTCGACTCATTACTGACAGCGATGGAACTACTATTACCTTCGATACTCTCGGCGCGGATCCCGGTGATGTCGCTTTTGAAATTCGGAAATTAAAATTCCCTGCGTCGGGTACATTGGTAATCAATGGCTCTACCACAGCATATTCTGCGGTTCCTACATCGACAACGTTAACCGTGACTTCTGCCCCCGCCGCAGCAGATGGTGCTGTAGTGACTGTCGTCCCAACAGAATACTCCGGCAATCCTCGTGGTGATCGTCTTACCAATTATCTTGCGCGTATCGTTGTCGGGAATGTTCGATCTGCGCTTACCCGTGACTCCGGAGGAGCACTCCGCGGATATTCTGCTGCGGGAAGCTATTTCGTTTCGAAGCTAAACAATCCCGTAGACTTTACGTTTTCTGCGACACGCGTTGCCGGTGAAGGTGACATTATATCGACGCCCTACGGTGGTGGCGATATCACCGACGTGCAGCACCAAGAAGATGCAGCATATGTTTTTAAGGGTGCATATATCGAATCGGTTAAATATACACAGGATGCGAACGATCTCGCTGCTCGTGAACCTTTAAAGGCAGGAATCGGCAGTGTTGGTAAGACAGTGAAGGGAGCAGATGATATCTATTTCATTACGCCGGACAAAATGGTCACATCGATCGGTCGTGTGCGACTGAAAGATATCAAACCTTCGACGTTAGACATTGGCACAAAAATAAAACGATTCCTTTCGAATTGCGTCGTTGACGATATCGGTCGCGGGAAAGAAATCGGAGGGAAGGTGTATTTCCCAGTGAAATCTTCGACAGAGCAGGCGTACAACGACGTTCTTCTTATCTGGAATAAAGACAATAATTCATGGGAAGGAATCTGGGATATCGGCGCATACGCACTTGAAGAGTTCAATGGAGATTTTGTATACGGAGAATCGAACGGCCCGAACGTCTACAAACTTTTCAAAGCGCACGCAGATGTTGTTGGGACGACACGTCATGCGATATATTCGCAGGTGGCGACTCATTTCGCGAACCTTTCGGCATCAAAAGCAGACACACAAGCAATGTCGGCGCTTTTCGTTGAGGGGTATATTCGCGGCGGTACAGAAATCAACTTCAACGCATGGCGCGATATGGCCGAAGATCCATTCCTCGCATTTACCTTTGCGACCGACGAGACCGGCCTTCTGGACGGTGAGGAGTCGCAAGCCTACCTCGGCGGCGCGCCCCTTGCCATTGACCCTCTTGCGGCGACATTTTCTGACCCTGACGCTGACGGCCGCAGGCACTTTTCGTTCCGGGTGTATTTCCCGTATCAATATGGGAATTATTTTTCGGTCGGGCATTGGTCAAACGGGGCCGATTTTGACTATGAAATCACCCGGTACGGCCTTGGCATGAAGGAAGATCCGGCTGTGAATACTAACCGCATTAAAAGTATTTAACGTGTCATACTAATAGAAGTACTATGGCAACCATTCGACCAACAACTGTTCCATCAAAACGACTCTCCGAGTCTATTACCGCTGCTTCATCTTCGTTCAAGGTGAACAATATCGAGGGGTGGGATGGGGTAGATTTGACCTCTGCGAGCTTTGGGACTGTCGCGTATGCGGTTTTCCGTAATTCTGCAGGTACACAGCTAGAAATTATAGAAATTGATCCGACGACGGTAACGTCTGCCTCTGCAGCGATTACTATGAGTCGTCGTGGTCTGAAATTTGATGGCGACCTCACCACTGAAGTGTCAGCCAATAAACTTGCGTGGGTTAAAGGAGATACGATTGTTGAATTCGGAACACACGTCCCGCAACTTTTGCGCCACGCAGTTACTGTTGTTGAAGACCAGACAGTCGCCGGAGTGAAAACATTTTCTTCCGTTCCCAAAACAACCGGTGGTGATGCCACCACTTCGACAGAACTTGTCCGTAAGGCACAGCTTGATGCTGCGGTTCTTGGAAGCGCGACATTGACTCCCGTTATCGTTCCGGGAAATGGCGGAGAAACTTTGGCGATAGATCAGCTTGTGTATCAAAAAGCAAGCGATCAAGAATGGTATAAGTGTGACGCTGACACTGCAGCTACGGTCGATAACGTTACGCTCGGAATTACTCGCGGCGCAGGTAGCGATGGTGTTGCAATTACGAGCGGCGTGCATGTTCTTGGACGCCATACCGCATCTTCTGCAGTCTTCACACAAGGCAAGGTGTTTGCATCAAATACCGCAGGAGGTTTTTCAGCTTCTGCAGGAACTGTCGAGGTTTCCCTCGGATTGGCGGTGAGTACGACTGTTATTGATTTCTTCCCACGCTACGATCAGGTTCTTACCGAGAATCAGCAGGATTTAATTACTGCCATCGAAGGGGGTACTGACTTTTACGCGGCTTCGGCAGTCGGAACTGATTCATACGCGATAACGATTGCTCCGCCAATCACTGCATACGTTACTGGTATGCGATTCAGATTCAAAGCAGACGTCGCTAATACTGGTGCTGCGACCCTTGCGGTTTCTGGTCTTTCTGCTCTTGCAATCAAAAAGAAAAATGACCAAGACGTTGCGACTGGTGATATTGAAGCGGGTCAAATAGTCGAGGTGGTTTATGACGGAACCGATTTCCAAATGCAGAGTCAGGTCGCAACAAGTGCAGGTGTTGATATACAGGAATTTACTGCGGACGGCACATGGACGAAGCCCGCAGGCGCAAAAACAGTCGACGTTTATCTCTTTGGTGCGGGAGGCGGCGGTGGTTCAGGAAACTCTGCAGACAACAACGGAAACGGCGGTGGCGGCGGTGGTGGTGGTGGATTCGTATATAAACGATTTCGTGCTGACGCACTTAGTGCTACAGAGGCAGTCGTTGTCGGTGTAGGTGGTACCGGCGGTGCGTCTGTGTCAAGCGGTACTAACCCCGGTTTGAATGGTACAGCAGGTGAAGCAAGCTCATTCGGTACAAACCTGCTCGTAGCTAACGGCGGTAGCTTAGGTGTTGGTGGCGCATCGGGTGATCCAGGCGATGCGGGAGCAGGGGGTACACAAACACTCGGTGAAGCGACTGCAGCGGGCGGAGCCGGTGGAGCCGGTGGAGGAGCGGGTAGCGGTGGCTCTGCTGCTTCAGACCTGACTACCGGTGTTCCATCTCCTCGCGGTGGTGGCGGTGGTGGCGGTTGTAACGGTGCAAACACGTCTGGTGGCGCGGGTGGCGGGTTCTCCGGTAGTTATGTGAAGGCGGGCGGTGCAGCGGCTACTGCGGGTGCTGCAACCGACAGCGACCTTCTCATCGGTGGCGTAGGCGGTGGTGGCGGCGGCGGTAAATTTTCAGCAGGCACCGCAGATTCAGGCGGTGCAGGCGGCTTCCCCGGCGGTGGCGGTGGCGGTGGCGGATCGAAAGATACGACACCAGACGCAGGCGCATCTGGCGCAGGTGGAAACGGCGCAGACGGACTCGTGGTAGTCATCTCATACTTGACGTAAAAATCTATGGCCGAACAACCATTCAATGAAAAGGGATACACGGTGGATGGCCCCGGAGGTACGGCACTTGGCGCGTACAATACGCCACCTTCATCAGCCCCGGTTGTAGCCGCCCCCATTTCTTCAACCCCGGTTACTTCAGGCGTAACACAGCCCTATACGTCAGCATTTACTGATCCTAATCTTGGTGAACAAAATAATACTGGTCTCACTGCAAAATCAGTATCGTACGCGGGTACATCGCCCGGAATAAATTTACAGGATGCTACCTATGAACAGGTGACGGGTGTTTTTGGGCCGTCAGGAATCGACTACTATGGCATTCAGCGAAAAGCAAACGGACGGTTCGTAATCACTGACGCGAACCTGAAGGCGCTTTCTGAAAATGTAAACAAGAATGCGATTGCGTCTTCGTCTGACAGTGTGGTTGCGGGGGAACAATCTGTTACGAACGCGGTGCAGGGTTTGAACGCACCAACGACCGGTGAGACTGATGCACAAACTGCATCGGCAAAATACATTTCATTACTTGACGAGCAGATGGCGTCGCTCGAAGCGCGTCGAAAATCTGAAACTGATGCAATCAATGCGGGATTCGACGTTGCCAAAACACGACTTGAAGGTCAGCAAAAAGATGAGACCGGATCGACCGCGGCGACACTCGCGCGCATCGGTGGCTATCTTGGCCCGTCAGCGTCGGCGACTGGCGCCCTTTTGAAACTGGCGCAGGAGCATAAATATCAGATGCTCGACCTTGAAGCAAAAAGGTCATCGGCAATAAACGAAGCAAATAATGCGATAACGGACAAGCAGTTTACACTCGCACGCGCAAAACTGCAGGAGGTAAAAGACATCGAAGCTGAAGTCTATAATCGCAAGCAGGACTTTTTCAATAACACTATCAAAGTGCAGCAGGAGGCGCGTCAACAGGACGAAGCTGTGCGCACTCAAATTAAGGACGACCTTGAAAAATTGTCGCTCCTTGAACCGTCGCAGGTGCCGTCTGATAAGAAGGCTGAAATCGATCAGTTCTACGGCGTTGCAGGATTCACAGATAAGTATCTTTCGGTTGCCTCTTCTGCAGCAAAAGCAAAATCGCAAAAGGACGTCCTTGAAACACAGCAAAAAATGCTTGACCTCCTTCAGGATATCCCTCAAGGACAGGAGGTTCGTTTTCCCGATGGCACAAGTTATACCGGTATCGGAAAGGTATCGGACATCACTACATATCTTCAGACTGATGCCGATGGTATCTCACACCTCGTCACATACAATAAGGGCAATAAGAACGTTTCTGTGCAGTCACTTGGCGCAATCGGTAAGCCGTCAGGGGGTAGTGGAGGAAGTGCGGCGGGTGGCGTCTCTGGTGTCGACCCAACGACCGTAGACAATGTGGTTTCGACGTTCCAGATCACCATGGAGCAGAATAAGGATGCGACGAGCCGCTACTATGAC